AGCGTGTTCAAGTCACTGCCGAAGTAGTGAAAAGCTATTTCTCCGATCAGTGGGGTACGCATTTCACCACTGCTATCACAGATGATAATAAGCAGGTGTTCTTTGCTTATAAGCAGAGTCTCACTGTAGGCGATAATATCAACATTGACGGTAAGGTTAAGGCTCACCGCGACAACGCCACCCAGCTTAACTATGTGAAGATGGTATGAGTGCAGAAAAAGAAAATTTATTCCGCACATTGCGAGAAGAGGAACTACTTGTGACCTTTTGGGGCTGTAGAATTGGCTGGCACAAGTGGCAGAAATGGGGCAAAGCATATAAAGAATCCTATTATCACGCACAGGACCGACATTGTGATTCCTGTAATAAGTTTTCCCGTAAACAAATAAAGCTTCCCCTATGACCAATTGGATGAAGTACCTTTTTGATTGACATTCACCCCATTATGTAGTATAAGAAGACTATGAGCGCAAGTTTTATAACACAACTAAACGAAGACAACGGACGCCTGCATAAGGAAGATGTTATCAAACAGGCACTTACTGCTGCAAATCTCGGAAGCGAAATTGCTATTCGCTTCTTATGCGGGCTTAAGGCATGTTACAATCCATATGAAACATTTGGTATCAAGCAGATTCCTGAATCAGTAGGAATTGTTGATGCTGAAAATCCTTGGGATGAGTTCTTTGACTTGCTAGAAATGCTAGCAATGCGAAGGATTACTGGACATGATGCCCGTGATGCAGTTGCAGAAATGTCAGAGCGATTTGATAGTGGTGAGTGGAACCTGTTCCTTGCTCCTATCCTTCGTCGTGATATGCGTAGTGGTATTAGTTCTACCACAGTGAACAAGATTTGCAAGAAAACTGTTTACGAGATTCCCATCTTTACATGTCAGCTTGCTACTAATAGCGAGGGTCGCCCTGAAATGAAGGGCAGCAAACGTCTTGAGCCTAAGCTTGACGGCGTTCGTGTTTTGATGATGGTTATCCCAGCAGGCGGTACAGGCAGGGCTGCGGGTCAGGTTACTTGCTATAGCCGTAATGGTAAGGTGTTTGAGAATTTTGAACACATTGAAGACCAAATCCGAGATAACATTCAGGAAATCATTGCTGCTGCAAATAAGGTTACCGAATTAAGCAGCGGTACGCTTAAGAAGGGCTTTCTTCTAGATGGTGAAGTAGTTGGTAACAGCTTCCAGGAACTTATGCGGCAGGCTCGTCGTAAGGAAAATGTAAGCGCAGAAGACAGCGTATTTCATATTTTTGACATTCTTCCCATTGATGATTTCAAGCGAGGATATTGGAATGCACAGCTTCGTAAGCGTATCGCATTGCTTGATGCTATGCAGCCTGCAATTGATAAGATGCCGAATGTTGAATTGCTTCCCCATCTGATGGTTGACCTTGATACCCACGAAGGTAAGAGTCAGATTGACCGTTACGCTAAGGACATGGTTGCTGCTGGATTTGAGGGCATCATGATTAAGAACCTTGAAGCTCCTTATGTATGTAAGCGTAGCACTGACTGGATGAAGTGGAAACCTACTATCACAGTTGACCTTGAAGTGATTGGTCTTGAAGAAGGCACGGGTCGTAACAAGGGTCGTTTGGGCGCACTGGTCTGCAATGGTGTTGATGACGGTAAGGAAATTACTGTCAATGCTGGTAGTGGATTCAGTGATGCAGAGCGTGACAGTCTTTGGGCGGACCGTAACTTAATCTTTGGTCGCACTGTTGAGATTATGGCTGATGCTATCACACAGAACCAAGATGGTACGTACTCGTTGCGCTTCCCGCGCTTCGTTAGATTTAGGGATGATAAAGCATGAACATTAAATATAAGGCAATACTAATTACCTTAGCTGGATTTTTCGGGTTGTTTGCTGCATTGTATACTATTGCACACTACCCGGCGATACTGTTCTTTATACTCATTGGTGGATTAGTATTCCTAGTGTATAAGGCAGTATTGAACTATCTTGAGTATAATGAAAGATATAAGAAATGAATGAGTTAGAAGTTGAGTGGAATAATAAAAAAATAGATTACGATCTAGAAAAGTACAATTGGCCCGCCTGGGCCTTGTCTGTTATTCAAGAAATTGCTCCTCAGGTTACAGAACTTGAGACTATGCACGAGGTGTTGAACCCATCTGAACTTATTAGGGTCGGTAACTATGTACAGAATGCATGTAGTCGTAAAGATTTTATGGAACGCTTTGACGAATTCGCTGCAAGTATTGTTCCGCAACGCATTAAAAACAAGAGATATTTGATTCAACGCCAAGGAACTTTGCGTGTTGTTATTCCTAATCAAGCATCTGTTGGCCGCAGGCTTGCTTTCCACCAAGGTATCTTTGTAGGTAATGGCCGCGGTTGTAGAACTATTTGGACTCCCTTTACTAAAGCAGAGAAGACTAACACAATGTGGATGTTAGATTTGGATGTTAGTAGAGAAATAACTAAAAAGGTCTTAGCAGAAAAGTGGAGTCTAGAAAAGCTTGAAGAAGAAAGCTTGAAACATGCTTGGCCAGTAACACTAAGTCCTGGTCAAAGTCATCTGTTCTTTCAGGAGCAAATTCACGGTAACGTCAACAATGAAGAAGGCTACACTCGTGTCAGCATGGACATGCGTATTCTAATTGAAGGTGAAGAATGGGGCCGCAGACTTCCTGGTGGCTTCATGCGATTGCCCGGCGATTATGAAATTGCAGAAGTTATGGACTATACCGGCAAAAGCTTCATTACCTACGCAGGTTGGAACAGCAAGTTTAGCAAAGACATTCCGTTGCCGATGCAACGTGCTATCATTGAACCTTATTGTGTTAAGAATAAGATTGATTATACTAGCTACGAATTTGAAAATGAGCATCTAGATTGGCAACCCGGACTAGAGTATTACATTAAAGAACGACCAGATGGCATTGTTCTTTGCAGTATGTATTGCTTAACCGATGATGCGGAACGCCGTAGTGAACTACTAGAACTAGCATTAGATCGGGGAGTTGAATTGCATTTTGCAAACGAGTTGATTAGTCTAAAGACTAAAACCGATCTTGAAAGAATCCAAACATATTTGAATTTTGCGGTGCCTAAAAAAGGCCCGTACATTTGGGAATAATAACTGAAGGAATAAAATTATGAGTGATTTTGATTATGTAATTATTTTTGAAGAACCGCCGCAGCGTTGTGAAATGTGCGGCATCATTGATGAGTGTCGTCCATATGGATTGAATCATGAAGAAATTTGCCATGAGTGTGCCATGAAAGATAAGGCACTTAGTGAAATCAGAGCAAAAGAACTATTCTTTGAAGAAGATGAATAATGGATCCATATGAGGATGACTATGATCCAGTAAAAGATACTGCTGAGTGGGCTGAAAAGCTGCTCGGTAAAAGTTATACGTTTGAGGACGGTGATAGGATTGAAGTTGTTCAGATAAAGCGTAGAGACACCGGTCCTTGGGTAACATATCATATATATCAAGGTCCTGGAATCCCTCGCAAGCTATTAATGACAGCAGAAGAATTTGATATTACTTATGGACACTTATTTGGGTTGAGAGTCATAGAAGACTAAATAATAGATGCTTTTAAGAAAAATATTTAGTTTTCCAACTCTGACTCTCCTTGTAGCACTAACGCTTAGTGCTATTGCTGCCTGGTACTCCGTACTGGGCTTAACTGCTATCTTTGCGGCAGCAGTCATTCCAATCATTATTATGGGCGGCTCACTAGAAGTTGCTAAGGTTGTAACTACGGTATGGCTGCACAAGTATTGGGATAGATCAGGTTGGAAGCTTAAGCTATATCTAATTCCTGCGGTTGTAGCACTTGCATTCCTAACGTCTATGGGTATCTTTGGTTTTCTATCAAAAGCCCATAGTGATCAAACATTAGTCAGCGGCGATGTTGGCGCTAAAGTTGAATTGATTGACGAACGAATCAAAATTTCTCGTGAAAACATTGCTATGAATCAAGTAGCACTTGAGCAAATGAACAATCAAGTTGACCAACTACTCGGTAGAACAGATGATGACAAAGGTGCAAACCGTGCTGTACAAGTTCGTAGACAACAGGCTAGAGAGCGTAATCGCCTTAACAATGAAATTGAAGCAGAACAAGTAAAAATTGCCAAATTAAGTGAAGAAGCTGCACCGATACGTGCAGAAATTCGCAAAATTGAAGCAGAAGTTGGTCCCATCAAGTACATCGCTGCGATGATTTACGGGGACAATCCAGACAGCAACCTACTAGAACGTGCAGTGCGTTGGATGATTATTCTCATCGTGATGGTGTTTGATCCATTAGCACTTGTGCTTGTCTTAGCTGCACAGAGTAGCTATAGATGGTTAGATGATGATTTACGAAATCGAAAGAAAGAAGAAGATGAGTTTAAGGAAGTGTTTTTAAACACCGAACTTGACGAAGATGCTAGTAAGTTTCTTGACGAAACACTAGATGATATGCCACATGAAACTGCATATGATGATCCGAAGGAGGACGAAAATGTTTCTGAAACTATTCAACCAAATGATATTCAACCAAATGTCGTGGTACGAGAAGATGTACCTGACACACCTACTTCCGATGCAGTTCCGTCAGGGAGCAGCGTGGCACAAAGTGAAGCAAGAGAAAGCAGAAGCAGAGAAGAACCTACAGCCGTAGTAAAAACTGAAGGTGTAACTCTACAAGAGTCTGACGGTGGCTATGTAAGCTTTGAAGGCAAGAGCGTTAGTAAGAGTGCATTGCAGGGTATGCGCCCTGACTTATTCTTGCAAGTAGATTCGGTAAATCAATCTAACACTAATTTTGGAACTAACTTTCCAAAATTTGCTAAGAAGGGTGATATCTTTGTTCGGGTAGATTTGCTTCCTAACAAAGTGTTCAAATTTAGTGGTGATAAGTGGATTGAAGTGAATAAAGACCTAACAGATACATATCTCTATGATGAAGAATATATTAGATATTTGGTGACTAAAATTGAAACTAATGAATATGACGTAGAATTACTGTCGAATAATGAACGGTTGCAAATTGAGCATTATTTAGACAAAATTTCTAAATCCTAACAGCTAGTTGACTAAGTAATATCATGACAGATAAAAAACTACACCACTGTTCATTTTGTGGAAGCCACAAGGATGAAGTCACTAAACTAATAGTAGGCGAAGATGTTTCAATTTGTAGTACCTGCATTGAACTCTGTAACCAACTGATTGTAGAAGACAAGTCACCAAAAAATAATAAAAAACAAGAAGAAGCTGTGGTCGATCCATATAGCATCAAAGAACATTTGGACTCATTGGTTATTGGACAAGACAATGCAAAGAAGGTATTGAGTGTTGCGATATCAAATCATTATAAGCGCATTAATCATCCTAGCAAAGATTTAGAAATACAAAAGGGTAATGTATTGCTCATTGGCCCAACTGGATCAGGTAAAACCTTACTTGCTAAATCAGTAGCAAAGTATCTTAACGTTCCTTTTGTTGTAGCAGATGCTACTAACCTAACAGAAGCTGGCTATGTCGGCGAAGACGTTGAGAGCATGATTTCTATGCTATTAGCTCTCGCAGACAATGATGTTAGCAAAGCAGAACGAGGAATCATCTTCATCGATGAAATTGATAAGATTACTCGTAAGAGTGAGTCTACTAGCATTACTAGAGACGTTTCAGGTGAAGGCGTACAACAAGCACTACTCAAAATGGTTGAAGGTACCAAATGCCGTGTCAGTCCAGTAGGAAAGCGTAAGCATCCACAGGGCGAGACTATAGAAGTAGATACTAAAAATATGCTATTCATCGCAGGCGGTGCGTTTGTTGGATTAGAAAATGTCATTAAGAATAGAACACAGGGAACTACTATTGGATTTGGTGCAGACGTTAAGAGTAAGAACGAAAAACAGGATCTTAGTGAAGTAACGCCAGACGATCTTACTCGTTTCGGCATGATTCCTGAGTTTATCGGAAGATTTACTACTACTGTTACGTTAGAAGAACTTACTATAGACCAATTAGTAGAAGTACTGACAAATATTAAGAACAGCTTTATTGAACAGTATAAGTATTTGTTTAGTATTGATAATATTGAATTAGAGTTTACGGACGAAGCAATACGCCAAATTGCACAGAATTGTATTGATTTAAAGACCGGCGCAAGAGGCCTACACACTGAAATTGAGCGTATTCTGATGCCTCATATGTTTCATATTAAAAAATACAAAGACAATGACATAACTAAATTAAGCATAGATGTTGATTTAGTTAATGAACCTAAAATAATTATTTGACCCGTATTTCTTTACATATATGGGATATCCGTGTATAAATAGAGTTGTAGATGCTTTATAGGTCTACATTATAGTCTTGCTTAAAAAGGAGATAAAAACATGACTAGAGAACTAACCCTACGTACCCTTGACATTCCGTCAATTCACAAGTTCGGTATCGGATTTGATAGCATTCTAGATGAGCTTATGCGAGTCAATGCACAACAAGCAAATACCAACTATCCCCCATACAACATCGTTAAGCACAGTGAAGATGCATTTGCAATTGAACTTGCTGTGGCGGGATTCCGAGAAGGTGATATCAACATTACACTAGAAAAGAATGTTCTTACCATCAAAGGCGAACAAACAGAGAGCCTTGATGAATTGGAATATGAAGTAGAGTATGTGCATCGTGGCATTAGCGCCCGTGCGTTTACTCGTACCTTCACTCTAGCTGACTATGTTGAAGTGGTAGGTGCAAGCGCCGAGAACGGCATCCTCAAGATTCAACTTGAACGTCAAGTTCCTGAGGAACAAAAGCCCAAAACGGTTGCTATCACTTATAATAAATGATATAAATAATTATGTGCTTGCGGGTAATCGTGCCCGCAAGCATTCTTAAAGGAAAAATAAAATGGCAAATACTGAAACACGAAGCAAGATTAAGCCCAATATTTCGCTCACGGAGCCGCCTCTGTTCAAGATTATCTATCTTAATGATGACCGCACTTCAATGGAATTCGTAGTTGGAAGCCTCATCGATTATTTTAATTATTCTAATGACACGGCCACACAAATCACAGTGGATATTCACGAAAAGGGAAGTGCAGTTGTAGCTATTTTGCCTTATGAAATTGCTGAGCAGAAGGGCATTGAAGTAACACTTAACGCCCGAGCCCAGGGTTATCCGTTGCAGGTTAAAGTCGAAGCAGACTCACACGGTTAAAGATATTCTTTTAGCCCAATAAGGTCCATATTGATTATGTGGATTACTCAAATATTGAACGTCATTTAATACGGTGTCTACTGGTTTGTTGTAAGTACCAAATACCCAATGTGATACCTTCTTTTCAGTATCAGAATGTAGTATCTCATTTAGCGGTATTTGGTCTACAACGTTTTCAGGTATTTCCCCGAAATACAATTCTTCTGTAGGTACTGCACTTGTAACTACAATTATTTTTTTAACATCTACGTGTTTTTGGAGTTTGCCAAGACTTGATAACAAATAGGTAAAATCTTCGTACTTAGCAGCAGTCATTGCTAGATTTTTAACATCTAATGAATGTTGAATGTTTCCCCACCCATTAGAACCTAAGAGAGCTACACCATCAACCACAATCACGTTTTGATATAGCATTACCAAATTTGGTATGCCTTGGGCAATTGATTTAAGCTCTCCGGTTCTTCTGTTAAAATCATCAGTAGTTTCATATTCTAGTTTGCCGGGAACAAAAAATACACCTTGATATTTACTAGACAAGTGTAGCAAAACTTGTATTACTGTTCTAATATTAGAGCTAATGTTTCCGGCAACTATGCAATAAAGACTCGTTGCTTTATTTTCCCAATTAAAACTATCATTGGGATTTAAATTCAAATCGCTTATAATATCAAAGCCGATTTCTTGCATGAATATTACTTGACAATCTTCATAGCTGGCTTTTTCTTAGCTGCTGGCTTCTTAGCAGGCGCCTTCTTAGCAGCAGGCTTCTTGACTGCTTTCTTAACAGTTTCAGCAGCTTTCTTAGCAGTGTTAGCGATGATAGTTGCATCTGCAATGTCTACCTTACCATCCTTATTAACATCAAGTACTACTTGAACGTCAATCTTCTTAGCAGCTTCTTTAGCTTCGGTAGTTAGCTTTGATACGTAAGGATCAATACTAGCTTTCTTAACTAGA